ACCTACAAGTTCCTGATCGATTCCGGCGTCTGCCCCGAGCAGGCCCGCTTGGTCCTCCCCCAATCCATGTACACGGAGTTCTATGAAAATGGTTCGCTGGCTGCTTACGCTCGACTGGCGAAACTTCGTCTTGATCCGCACGCTCAGAAAGAAGTTCGCCAATACGCCCATGCCGTGTCCGAGATCATGGGGGAACTCTTCCCCGTCTCTTGGGCGCATTTGACTTGACTGGAGGTATCCACTGATGGATGAGTTCCAAGACGAATACGA